AAGGATAATGATGATGCAATAGCACATCATATTACAACACCTGGTATAGAAAAAGATTGTACTAGAAAATACAAAGAAGATGAGTCTATCGAAGCTCTTAAGAATTATATTTCTACCACTTATGGTGGACACTATACTTCTGACAATAATAGCGTCCAGACACTTGATCTTATCGAATCTGTAGGAGATGCAGAGGCATTCTGTAGATCTAATGCAATAAAGTACTTGAGTCGATACGACAAAAAAGGACAAGCAAAACGTGATATACTAAAAGCACTACACTATTCACTTCTATTATATCATTTTAGTGGACAATTAAATGAAACTCCGACCCGTGGTTATGAAACTTTCTGAATCAACTCTTTCACTCCTTAAGAATTTTAAGGACATCAATCAATCAATTCTTTTCAAGAAGGGAAGTAAACTTCGCACAATTAGTGTGATGAAGAACATTCTTGCTGAAGCAACTATAGATGAAGAGTTGCCTAAAGATTTTGGTATTTACGATTTAAGTCAATTTTTAAATGGACTTGAACTTCATAAACCATATGTTCCTGATTTAGATTTTGCTAATGATAATCATGTGGTAATTAAAGAAGGTAGGATGAGGTCAAAGTATTTCTTTGCTGATCCTAATTGTATAGTTCTTCCACCAGAAAGACCGATGACTCTTCCTAGTGAAGATGTAACATTTGAGTTGAGCACTGGACAACTGGATAAACTGCTTAAAGCAGCAGCAATTTATCAATTACCTGATCTTGCTGTAGTTGGTGAAAATGGAGTTGTTAAGATTGTTGTTCGTGATAAGAAGAATGATACATCAAATGATTTTTCTATCATTGTTGGAGATACTTCTGACGTATTCTCTTTCAACTTCAAAGTAGAGAATATCAAGATTTTACCTGGTACATATGAGATAGTTGTATCTCAAAAATTAATTTCACGTTTTAGTAGTAAGAATCATGATTTAACATATTTCATTGCACTAGAACCTGATTCTACATTTGGATAATGAAAGTATCTAAACAAGTAGAAGATAGTGTAAAGGAAGCTATTGAATCTCTTCGCAATGCATTGGCATTTGCAGCAAGAACCGAAGAACCATACATTGCAAAACATATTGCAGATAAGATTATGGAACTTGATGGTCTTATTAAAGTTAATCAACTATTGGATGATCTGGAGGAAATTCGTGAGAATCACACAAAAGATAATTGATCAAATTCAAGTGGCAATGACTCACACCAAAATGAATGGTGAGACTAATTGGAAAGATGGTGATGAGATTGATGTGTGTCTTGGTGGCACATTTGCAGGTGATAAGTTTATTAGTATCATAAACAGAACTCGTAGTAACACCACTAAAAAATGAGATTTAAAGCAACTGTATTTGTAAAGTTAAGAGGATCCGTATCGGATGCTGCAGGTAATGCTGTAATGAATAATACGAAAAGGGTTGCTCCTTCTATTGAACCTCATCTATTGAGAATTGGTAAGTGTATTGATTTTTGGTTTGACGCACCAGACTATGAAACAGCAGAGAAAGAGTTATATACTCTTAGTGATTTGTTTTTATCAAATACTGTAATAGAAGATTGGAGTTTTGATTTAGTAGAAACAGAAGAAACTGGAATAGGAAATATATCAAATGATAATGCTGGTACTTCAAAACATTCTATATTTGATTAATGAAAAAAGCATGGAGGATTTGGAAGTATGCGTTGGGTAGTTTCGAAGATTCAAGAACTAAACGATACGACAATCACATTGTTTTGGTACGTTCTGTTATTTTCTTTTCTTACCTCATTACCAATTGTTTTATTGTTGGTGGGGTAATTAGACATTGGAACAATTAAGTGTTAGAATTTTATTATGAACATTTTCGTTACCCATCCAGACCCACATATATCAGCAAAAGTATTGCCTGATAAGCATGTGGTCAAGATGCCTTTAGAGACATGTCAAATGCTCTCTATTGTCTTTTCACATTGGTATTATGATTGGGGTGATGATTTAGTCAAAAAGAAAGATGGAACCCCTTACTCGGTCAAGAAAGGGGCATTCAGGAACCATCCTTGCACCCAATGGGCAGCAGCAAGTATATTCAATACTGCATGGTTAATACAACATGGTTGTGCATTATCTGATGAGTACACACATCGTTATGGTAAGTTGCATGGATGCCATAAAGCATTGTTTGAGGCAAAGAAAACATTCCATAAATTTGCAGGAGAAGTAATTACATGCTATTGTATGGTGGAGTCCTTTACTCGTGCAATGCCTGATGAGTATAAACATGACACAAGCATTGACACTCTTACTGCTTACAAAAATTACATTAGCAGCAAACCTTGGGTTGCATCTAATTATTTACGTGACCCATCCAGAAAACCAAATTGGTTATGATTAATGAGTGATTTTATTTGGGTTGAGAAATACAGACCCCAAACAATTGAAGATTGTATCTTACCAGATAGTATTAAGAAAACCTTTCAGGAATTTCTAAATAAAGGTGAGATACCAAACATGTTATTGTCTGGTCCACCTGGCGTTGGAAAGACCACAGTAGCAAAGGCACTATGTAAACAATTAGGAGTAGACTATTATGTGGTTAATGGATCGGATGAGGGAAGGTTTCTTGATACAGTTCGGAATAACGCCAAGAATTTTGCGTCTACAGTATCTCTCACAAGTGAGTCGAGACACAAGGTTATCATCATCGACGAGGCAGACAATACCACTTCCGACGTACAGCTCCTTTTGCGAGCGAGTATTGAGGAGTTCTCCAGAAACTGCAGATTCATTTTTACCTGCAATTACAAGAACAAAATCATTGAACCCCTCCATTCAAGATGTGCGGTCATTGATTTCTCATTCAAAGGAAGAGAAAAGCAAGAAATCGCAACATGCTTTTTCAAACGTATTAACTCAATTCTGGAACAAGAAAGAATAGAATCAGATAAGAAGGTTGTAGCAGAATTAATTAATAAACACTTTCCTGATTGGAGGAGAGTACTAAATGAGTTGCAAAGATATTCAGTAGGAGGTAAGATAGATAGTGGTATACTTGCTTACTTTAGTGATGTAAAAGTTAATGATCTCATTAAAAACCTCAAAGAAAAAAACTTCCCTGAAGTTCGGAAGTGGATTGTTTCTAATTTGGATAATGATTCTAGTGTATTACTGCGTCGCATTTACGATAGTCTTAACGAATCCCTTGTCCCTGCCTCTATTCCTGCTGCCGTTCTTGTTATTGCGAAGTACCAGTATCAAGTAGCATTCGTTGCAGATCAGGAGATAAATATGCTTGCATGTCTTACAGAGATTATGGTTGAATGTAAATTCAAATGAATTGTTTTGGATGGTTAGGAATTATATTGATTATTAGTGGACTTTGCTCTGGAGTTATTGCTTACATTGGTATTATGGAGTTAATTAAATGAAAGAAGAATTGTTAGAACTGATCAAAGAAAGGGGTTATCGTAAAGGTGACTTCACACTTTCTTCTGGTAAGAAAAGTGAACACTATGTAAATTGTAAACCTATCATATTAACTGGAAGAGGACTTACCTTGACCAGTTTATTAATGTTAAAAGAGGTTCAAACAAATGTAGTAGCAGGTCTTACTCTTGGTGCTGATCCATTAGTTAGTGGAGTTTCATTAGTATCTGCTCTAGATGGTAGAATGGTTAATGCTTTAATCATTCGTAAAGAACCTAAAGGATATGGTACTGCATCTCAAATAGAAGGTCCATTACCTGTTAAGGGATCAAAGATAACTGTATTAGAGGATGTTGTCACTACAGGTGGATCTTCTATCAAAGCAGTTAAGGTTCTACGGGATGAAGGTTACATAGTTGAACGTGTAGTCTCAATAGTAGATAGACAAGAAGGGGGTAAGGATGCTATGATGGATAATGATTTAGAACTTTGCAGTTTATTTACAATCGAGGATCTAACAAAATGATAGTAGTTTACGTTATCGTTGGACTTTTATTTTTCCTACTTGGTTGGGGTATTTGGCTAACCTTTGGTCCTGGTAAAACAGAACTCAGAGATTCTATTGATGAACATGCTAAAATGCATGAACTAGGTATCGCACATGGTCATGGTGGAAACCAAGGTGCATATGAGATGTCTGGTAAACTTGAACAAAATCACAATCATGAAAACATTAACGAAAAAAGAAAGACATCAAGTGAAATCTAGATGGTATTACCTATTCTGGGGTGCAGCAACTGTATCAGTATTTGCAGGTCAGATGTATGTTGGATCTGGATATCGTCAGATGTCAAAATCTTTTAATCGCATCGTGGATGCTGTAGTAGTAGAAATACAAAAAGGACCATACGATAAACTTTATTAATGTAATGAAATCATTGAAAACTCCTCTTCGTTATCCTGGTGGTAAGTCTCGTGCTGTTACAAAGATGGCACAATACTTTCCAGATATGAGAGAGTATGTAGAATTTCGTGAACCATTCTTGGGTGGTGGAAGTGTTGCGATACACATGACTAAAATGTATCCGCATTTAAAGATTACGGTTAATGATTTGTATGAACCATTAATAAACTTTTGGATTCAGTTGCAAACCTTTGGTGATGAGTTGACTGATAAAATACGTAATTATAAATCAACTCATCCAGATCCAGATTCTGCTAAAGAACTTTTTTTAGAATGTAAAGAAGCAATCAATGACAAGAGTTTAGATTGTATAGAAAGAGCAGCAGCATTTTATATCGTTAACAAGTGTAGTTTTTCTGGACTCACTGAATCATCTTCATTTTCTAAACAAGCATCTGTCTCTAATTTCTCTATGAGAGGAATTGAGAAACTACCTGGTTATTCTGAAATAATATCTCATTGGCATATTAATTCATATTCCTATGAGTACTTGTTAACTGATAAGGTTCATGATGGTATATTCATCC